TTTTTTTTTTTTTTGCTTTTTATACGAGTGATGTGATAGCATTCAGAAACACAACACAAGACCAAATTCGTTCAAAGGAAAATCAAAAGAAAAACCTATCAAACTCGCGGGTCCTTAGACCGACGATTGTAAAGCTACTCTAATAGAGAGCCAAGTATGAAACATCACCTGAAAAGATGATGTAGAAAATGTCCGGATGGTAAATCCGAACAGGAGCAACACGACGGGTAGGAATCATCCATATCCCATTCTTGTTGCGCTGAAAATAAGAACGCTTGTCGATCATGAAAATCTCTTGGAATTTCAACAAAAGTGAAAGCCTCGAAGCTTGTACATCCTCCGGAAGCAAAACTTTTAGTTGATCCAAAGAAAGGAGTTGATCACGATTGCCAATGCAATCTTTGAAAACTGGAAAACTACAAACTGTATCGCAGACGTTTTCAGCAGAAACCGGTGAACTCGCCGAAGCGACTCCCGCGCTCAAAGCAGCAGGATTTGTCGAGACGGCCGGAAGGTCGTTATCATGAGTGGAGCTAGAATCGGACTCAGAGTTACCATCATCGTCCTCTTCTAGTTTAAATCGATATAATGAGTGCGAACGCCATGCACAAGAACCTCGAGTGTGATCCACATCGGTAGTTCTTTAGTTTTCTCCATTTTGATTTGCATCATGGGTAACATGGCGCTGCACGGTCGAATTTGTCGTGATAAAGTGTCCATAGGCACCAAGTCGAAAAGCATCTCTGTACCAACATTGAAAGCATTAGAAACGCGACCAAAACCAGCCTTGCTGCCTGCCAAAGTCTTGGCGATTGCAGAATTGCTAGTGGAACAAGTGCCGATGTAAAAGGATTGCTTGTCGGCAGTAGGCATGATTTTGACTGACATTGAAACCAAGTCAACACGCCCACAGCCCTCGAGCTTGTCAGAAATCAAAGTTGAAATCTCAGAAGTGATAGAAGTTTTGCCGGAAGCGTTGATGACAAAGTAATCGGTGTAAACGTGAGAAGTACTGATGTTGCCCTCATGAGGAGCAGCAGACGTAAGAGCAACGGAGCCTGAAGAACGCAGTTCTGATCCCATCTCAGAAGGAAAACTCAAAGTTCGAAAAGGTGGGGGTTTACTCCACCAGAGTTAGCTTCTGATTGCCGAATTCGAACTTCTTGAGGTTCAACAGCAGACCAAGCCATCTCCCCATGTTGTGCGTAGTCCAAAATCATGTTCTGTGCGTCCCAGAAAGACTCAGAAACTGGGTCCTCTTCGCCCACAGCATTGAGTTTTGACCAATCGGGTTTCAGCCTGATGCCATGCTTCTTGAGATTGAAAAAGATGCGAGTAAGTATTTGATGTGCTTGCTGCTCCTCAATAGTCATGACGGAGAACAAAGTTTCGCGTTTCAAGTAGTTGGTGACCCACAAGTCCCAGTAACCAAGAGCTGACAGCTCGCCTTTACCGCTTGAAATTTTGACTAAGAAACGTTTCAACAAAAGAATAGGATCCTTGTACACGACGCCTTGTCGAGTTGTGTAAGAACAGAAAGCCCCGACATTGGTGACGAATCTCTTTTCCGTAGTAGGATCTATTTTCTGGAAGCGAGTCTTGTACTCTTCGCAAACCTTGTAACCCGTTCTGCGCTGCATGTCATCGCCCGCTAATTGCATGGGTACACCAGGTGGAAGATTGTGCTTCGCACATTCGCGACCGCCATTGGATAGAGTGTTTATGGGCCAGGTGAATATTTCGCCAGGGTCTGTCATGATGGAAAGAACGTGTTTGCCTACTCGCTTGTGCATTTTGCGTTCAGCAAATCGAATCTGGAAATCTTTCGGGAAGTTGAAGAACTCGAACATCCTTGTCATGTAGACTAGCGCCCAACCTGAAGTAGTAACGTCTTGAGCTTTCAGATCACACAGCTCAAATTCTTCGCCGGGCTGGTAGTACTTTTGCTGCCACTCCTGCATTTCCTCGAAGGTTCGTTCGACATGCAGATACAAGTAGTCTGGTTTCGTTTTCTGAATCATGCGAAGAAGGTAAATGCCGAAAGGTCCCTCATCAAATAGCTCGTTATCGCCGTGAATCATGATCGGTTGCAACGGCTTCGCTGGTTTCCACTCGCGATCCTTGAGCTTCAACTGAGTTTTGGCTAGAAGTTTGACACCATGCTCGGCGTCTGCTCGATTGAGACTCTGTTTCTTCTGAGCTTCTGATCGTGCGCCTCTGCGTTCCTGGAACTCTTGAACACAGCTTTCGTAGAGCTCTTGATCCCAAGCATAGGGAACGTCATACTGCATGTATCTAGCGAATCCTTCCCAGCAGAAATTGCCAAAACTGGCATGCTCTTGAAGCTGCTCCAAATTTTGGGTGTATGATGACCGTAT